AGTCTTACATTAGAAACAGTAGCTTGAGCATTAGATGTTTGTCCCACTAATCTAAGATTTCTTTCAATATATCCAAAGAAAGTATTATCTGATTTAGTAGATAAAGTATCCAAATCTACATTCAGAAGAACAGATGTTGAAGCATACAATTCTGGAACATTAACTATACCAGAAGCTCCAGTTGAATCTCCTTCCCTGAGTATCATAGGAGATACATCCACAGTAGATTCTACAATAATACCATCTGGAGCAACTGCAGGAGTAATTGTATCTACTATAGGTCTTGAATATAACAATCTTGCATCTTGCTGTTCTAAAGGTGAAGCACCAAAAAGAGGAGTAAGTTGATAATATGGATTGGGTCCATATGTTTGTGTAGGAGCATCAATAGGTCCACGTTTATGATTTGATTGTGCTAATCTAAATCTAATTAATTCCTTTCCATTAGAATCAGTTCCTACAACAGTTTCACCAACTTCAAAATTTCCTGTTGTCATTGAAATTTCAACAAGTTTTGGAATAATATATTTTGCTACATCCTGACCATCAAAAAATGCAAACATATTAGTAGAAGGTCTTAAAGTTCTAGCATCAAATTTAATATTTCTAGACCTCATATAAGCAGCTATTTGTGTATTAATAACTTTAGGTCCCTCATTAATGGTACTAAATGTCTCTCTAAGAAGTTGCTTAGAAGCTGTCCTACTAGAAGTTCCAGTACGTCTTTGTGATGTAGATGTAGTTTCTACTAAATTATTACCTTGCCATGATGAACTACTAGAACTAGATACAGTTTCATGTCCTGTCCAATTATCACCCCAAGAACCCCAAGTTACTGGACCATAACCAGTTCTTGAATCAAATCCTCCAGCATCTAATTGTTCAGTTGATTCAGTATAAGTAGTAAGATCTTCATTCTTAGCTTCTAGTACAACTTGATCCACCCATACTTCAGATGATGGAAGTAAATCTACAGTTCCTCCATAATAACTTACAAGATATGGAGTAACATTTTCTACTCTTGTGGCATAAGGTTGTGTAATATATGCAATATGATCATATGCTAAAGTTAAGCACCTGCCAGTTTTCACAATTCCATTAGCGCTATTCACATCTAACTGCAGATCAAGTTCAGTAGTATATGGAGATGGTCTAAGTTCTCCATTTTTATAGTCAATAGAATTTTTTACTATAGTGGTTTTTATTTGATTTTCTGTATTTGAAAAATCATCTACAAAGAATCCAGACTTAAATCTATTCAAACCATCACTATCAGTGATTTGCATATTTAAAGTATCATTCTCTAATAAAGTTAATGATGTATAGAATTCTAAATTCTCAATTCTTTTTTCAAGTCTATTGATATCACTCATCTGATATCTCTTATACTTTGCAAGACTAATACTTACCTGATTAACATTATACAAATACGCAGGTAATTTAATAGCAGCAACTTCCAATGCTCCATCAATAGGAACAGGGAATTCTGGAGTCTCAGCTGGTACTCCTTTTACTAATTGGAAAGTTCCACCTTTAGATAGATAAATTTTATCAAATCTAGATAAGAAGAATGAATAATCCAACAATATAGAACCATCAGATGCTAAAATATTTGCAGCTGAATTTCCATCACCATCAAAAGATCTACCCAAAAATTCAAAAGGAGATCTTGAAGTTCCTGAAAAATCACTAACTCTGGGTCTTATATCAATAATATCACTTACTCTATCATCATTAATTACATGTAGATTTTTATAATCAAAATTATTATAAGAATTTACAGTAGTAATATCTCCAGTGTCTGCTGCAGAAAAATAAGCAGATTCAAATACTATACTTATTTGTTTAGATGGTGCATCATATTCAGATTTTCTTAATATTCTACCATAATCATAGATAGTACCTCTTTGACCATCATCATAAGCAAATTCATCAGTTATATCGTTAGAACCTACAGCAAGAGCATCTACTGTAGCAGTAATACCAGACTCTTCAAAAGTAACTGTTTCTCCAATCTGCAAACTATAATCATTTAACAAAATATAATTAATAGCACTGTCTGTATTTTTACTAGCATAAATTGCGCAACACTGACTTGTATCTCCAGTAAATTTCTCTCCAATCAACAAATCACCTGTTTTTGCAGTATCACTATTAATAGAAGATAAAGTTAATACTGGTAAACTTGGAGCGCTAGCATTTGATGATTCATATATTCCATAAACCTTAGTTACATCAGGAGTATTTAAAGAAATCTCCTCGTCTTGAACTCTAGTTCCATAAACTGTGCCATAGGTTAGTCCATCATTTAAAGTAGTAGTTCCAATTCCAGATTGAGAATCTTTAGAATTTGCTATTGTTAAAATATTAATCTTTTGCTTTTCTTTAATTTTCTCTCTTACCTTTACTTTTCTAAGAGTTGCAATAAGTTTAGCAGGACCAGATCCAGATAAACCACTAATTGTTACTATAGTAGATCCAGTATTGAATTGAAACTTATCTGCTGATAAAGGTTCTGTAGTTCCATCAGTTCTTATCAAAACATAATCTTCCTCGTCATAAGGCAAAAATGTTTGATTAGCATCACCACTACTAACAGCACCAGTTGTGTTACTAGCAATAGTTACATCAAATTGTCTTCTAATTGTTATATGAGAATTTGTCAAATCTACATTAGAAACATTATCTTTAGGTAACTTTGTATATAAATTATTATCTGTAGAAGATTGGAACAGAGAAGATAATATCTTAAAATTTGATGGATTAATAGTAGTAGTAGGAAGACCACCATCACATATTCCAGTAACACTACTAACTCCAGCAATAGTTAAAGAATTTTGTGATACACTTTCAACTCTTGCAAAAGAAACAGTGCTTTTTCCTGGATTAGTATATTCTACAATATTTCCAACAGTAGCGATTCCAACAAAGAATTTAGTTGGATCTGTAAAAGTAACTGTGCTAATACCTAATGAGGCTCCAGAAGTAGTAGCAATACTAATATTAACTTCTCCTATATTTGATAATACACTCTGTTTAACATCAGCATTAAATGTGCTTGCAGTGCTTACAGTTCCATTAATAGATTTAATGTCACTAGTAGTATATGATGTAGATCCTACTGAAATATTACCACTGTCTATTCCATTAAAAATAAATTGTTCTCCAGTAATAAATTTACCTTTGGTATTATATAAAGTAACATCAGTTGAACTAGTTACAGCACTTCTTAAAAATCCAGTAGCTCCACTAGATTTTCCTTTAACCTGAGTAGGAACAGCAAGTGTTGCTGGAGTATTTAAAGCTATTTTTGTATATGTTTGAATATCATATAATGCAATATCCCATTCATTCTCACTAGCATTGGAAGCATTATAAGATCCAGCTTCTAATGCAAAATCATATACACGTGCTAATCCAATTTCAGCACCAGCAGCTGTAGTTGCTGCAGCCCCTACTCTCTGGTCTCTTAAACTTACAGTATAATCAGTTCCTATTCCTAATATAGGAGATCCAGAAACTCTATTTAAAGTAAATGTAGGTCCAGTAACATAATTAATACTTTGACCCTCTAAAAGTTTTGTAGTTCTGGGTTTGTTAAAATCTAAAAAAGTAGGAGTTATAGTTTCTACATCATACCCTTCAACATAAGCTTTTCCTGGAGATAACCTATAAGTTGCTAAATCATCAGAAGGAACATTGTTATTATAAGTTACTTGTGAGGAATTGAAAATTCCATTATTTCCTTGATAATTATTTAATGTTTCTCTAGCAGTAAGAGTAAATGGTCTGACATAATAATTTCCTGATTCATCAAATGTTCTCTTAGCTAATTCATTTCCTAATTCATTATAATCATTTTCTGTGCGCACATAAACTAAATTACCATTCCTAACCTCCATCAAATCTATAAAATTAGATGGTTTTCTATCGTTTGCCTTTATAGCTTTTAATCTTACTTGTATACTTAATCTATCAGCACCTGGAGCAGTATAATTGCTATATCCAGCAGCATTATCATTTAAAGATTCATCTGAATCAGAGTTTATAATACTTTCTTTAATTTCTAATCCAACTTTAGCATCAACCTTATTATTATAAGGACTTATAATAACTGTTTGTCCAGGAACATCTATAAAATATCCTCTTATAAAATAAATTCCAGCAGATAAAACAGCTGCACTTCCAACAGATGCAGCACTATTTGGAATAGTTTGAGCAACTGGTTGACCTGGTTGGAAAATTAAATTATTACGTGTTGATAATACAGAACCATCTAATAATAAACTTTCTCCATTGGCAAATACTGTATTGCCTTCACCACCAGTATTTAAATATGAAATAAACAATACATAAAAATTACTTTTAGTAGGAAGTCCAATATATGATTTTATTTTAGCTTTAACTCCAGAATTGCTACCAACTATCAACTTACCAACTAAATCTTTCAAATATGTTCTTACATCTATTCCCTCATTTGATATTTCAATTGAAACTGAATTATAAGAACCATTAAATTTAATACCACCTCCAGTAACAGAAGCTCCATCCTTAAATACATGGCTACCAAATTTTTCAATTTGATTTTGAAGTATAGATTGAATTCCTGTTAGTTCACGTGCTTGTACTGGTGTTCCAGGTTTAAATAATATTTTACAATAACTACTTTTAGAATCAAAATCGTCAAAGTAAGGAGCGACGTTTAAATTGGTTTCCTGTGGCATGATTCTTTAGAATTGCAAAATGACTTTGATATCTTCTCTTTGGTTAGCAGACCTAGTAATAGAAGGTCTGTTATCAACGTATATTATATTTCCAGAGTACTTCTTAACTTCAGGATTAGAGACTCCCTGAACAAAACTCTGACCAAGGTAATATGTTCTATTATTTATTACTGTACTTATACCAGGATCTCCAGTGCCTCCAAAACTAGTATCTATTCCTAAAGTGCTTTCATTACTAGCAATATTAACATTTCCTCCACTAGTAGGATTTGCTGTAAATCTATTAAGGACAAATCCATAAGTAGGGTCTGTTCTTAAAGTTCCATTACTATTAAATCCAACTAAACTTTTATCTTGCCAATATTTTAAAACACCTGTAGTTTGATCATAAGAAGCAACTCTACCAACAGCAGTAGATCCCACACCAATAGTTTGAGTAAATTCGCCATCAATATTAAAAGTAGCTGTAGTATAACCAGCTCCTATTAATTTTAAAGCATAAAGAGCACTAGCCTTAGAAAGCTCTAGATTTGAAGTAGAATCAAAAGCTTCTGGATTTTCTACAATTCCTATTCTAGCAATTTGGTTTCCTGTAATAAAATCAGGATTTTCTGCATCATTTTCAATTCTAGAATAAATTAAAACATTACTTGCACCCAATTCCCTATAAATGTCTGCTCCATGACCACCTTGAGGTGGAATAATAACATTAAAAACAGGTGCAGTAGTTCCATCAGGAACCCCACCAGATGCTAAATCTAAAGTACCATAAGTGTATCCAGTTCCACCTTTAGAAATATCTACAGATTCTACTTTTGCATCATTATTAATAACTATAGTTGCTTCTGCTCCACTACCATCCCCATTGATGGGAACTCCTGTATATGTTCTATTAGCAGTTCCTATTCCAGACCCTCTGTTAGTAACAGTGACAATTTTTAATTGACCACTAGTAGATGCATTATCTCTTACTGGAGCATTTTCTGTACTTGTCTCCCAATCATCTGGAACTGGAATAAAATTAGTAGAATCAAATTTAGTAATTTCAGTTGGTTTAATTGTATAGAGATATTTCCACATATATCCATCACCACTATTACCTGCTGCTTTAGGTTCAAGATCTGTGAAGGTAGGTTGATCTAAAGATGGTCTACCTGAGACATTTTCTGGATTTGTTCCATTTTGAAGACAAATATAAACTTTAAAATCTTCATTAACAACATAATATTTTGCTGAATATAAGTTAGTTGCACCAGAAGGTTTTGCAGTATTTGTTCTACTAATATCTCCACGATACATGTCATAAGTTATACCTGAAGTCCAAGTATTCTTATTAACCATCCTACGTACATCTGAAGAAGTAATTTTCTTCAATGCAACCATAGTATCCCAATAATCATCTTCTTGATCAAAACTATCCTTTGGTGCAGGAGGATTTGATTCCCAAGTTGATGAATAATTAGTAGCATTAGGTAAACCAACAAAAGAATAATATGAATTGACAGTAGAAGTTGCTGCTGAGACAAAACTCTTA